GCTAGTGCGGGAAAGGCCACCTTTGATGGTGATTATTCCAGGTTTGACTCGAGTGAGATGCCATGGATCCACATCCCATTGTTGAATTATATCAATCGTTGGTATAAGCACAACAACCCGGATTGGAGGCCATGGCATGATACCGTGAGGTATGTGTTATGGATGGAGTTGGTCCATTCTCGACACATCACCGGTATGGGCAATTCCTTGTGCTACATTGTGCAGTGGAATAAGTCTTTACCAAGTGGCCACCCCTTGACCACAGTTGTGAATTCCATGTATTCCCTTGTGACCTTGACAGGTTGTTATGTTAAGGTTACCGGGGACATGATTCACATGTGGAAAAGGGTGTGTTTTGTCACTTTTGGTGATGACAATGTCAATTCCGTTGATGATGAGCTCAAGGATGAGTTCAACCAGGTGTCCGTCGCGAAGTATATGACTGAGTTATTTGACTTAACATATACTGCCGGCGACAAGAGTGGTGAGTTTGTTCCATACAAGACCCTTGAGGAGGTTACTTTCCTCAAGAGGTCTTTTGTCAGTGATGATGATGAGGGAGGTCTCATTGCAAGCAATGTCAATCTTGGATGGGTTGCACCCTTGGCCAAGGAGAGCTTTTTGTTTGAGCCCTATTGGTACAAGAACAGCCGTGACCCAACAGGTGATTTGGTCACCAGGATTGAGCACTGCTTGTGTGAGATGTCCCTTCACCCACAAGAGATGTGGGACGAGTATGTGCCACCCATGCTCGAATGGTGCACCAGAAATGGTGTCAAGGTGGCCCACACCTCACGAATGGCCGTGAGACAGTTTGTCAAAACCAGATTTGATGTCTGGTTTTAAGCCAATGCACATATGAGAGATTCCCGGCAGAGGTTGAAGACCGTCTACTACTCGGACGTTAAACGAGAGGAGGAATTCCTTTGGTGTATGCTTGAGCTGCTGCACCAGTGAATTTAGCTTTTTAAAGATACTAGTGAAGTTATGGATTCTGTTGCTATTCAAGAAGAATGCAACCCGATCGAGGGTATTGCCAAAACAGTGCAGCCCGAGAGACATGGAGAAGCGATGTTTGCAACTGAAGCAAACATTTGTGCAGAGGCACCCGGGTCTACCAGCTATTACGGCTTGGCCCAGGATGTCAGTGATGATTCCTTGCGCAACGTGTTGGCGAGACCAGTCTTGCTGGCTACCGGTGGCTTAACAGCTGTACCGGGTACGGTAGTTGAAAGTGCTTTTACGAGCGCTACATCTTTCCGTACCGCCTTTACTCCATCCCAATGGGATAGGATGTTGGGGTATGCCGGCATACGCTTTAGTCTGCGTATAAAATGCGTTGTTGCAAAGACAGCTTTCCATCAAGGTATTCTTAGTTTAGTTTTTCAGTACGGTGTAGGTGATGATAACAGATTTAGGGGGAACTTTTTCCCTTTATCTGTTCATTTGCCCAATGTAAGGATGAATTTGGCTGAGGAGACCATGATGGAGCTTGTTGTCCCGTTTGTGTTCTGTGAAGAGTATTTGAGAATAAATACTGTTTTAGGAGTAGATTTGCAAGAGTATGGGAGTTACGCTTTAGTGAATTTAAGTGGATGTGATGTAGCTGCGGGCCAAACAGCCCCCCGTTATTCCATATATTTATCTATGGAAGACGTGGAGTTTATTGGCGCACAGCCTTTTAGCACAATCACTTTTAATACACAAGCGGGGATCCCAACTAATGTACATAGGACAGCTCGTAGTGATTCTCACGCGCACAAACCCGGGTCACAAGTGAAAGAAGCGGAAGCAAAAGGTTTGCTTAGCGACACTATAGGTGTCGTGGCAGACGTTGCTGGAGCTACTTCACGTGTCCCTGGTTTGGGCGCTGTTGGAGGTGCAACTGAGTGGTTTTTGCGTGGTGTTGCGGGTGCGGCTGAGGCTTTTGGATTTAGCAAACCAATTGATCAGACACACCCTTCGCGCCATGTGCGAACTAGTTATGCTGGAGAGGGCCAAGTTGATATGCCTACAATAGGCTACAGTTTAGGTGCTTTCCAGTCAAATAAGTTAGCAGTAGATGGTTCCACAGGTTGTACAGATTTAGATGAGATGGCGTTTGATTATGTGTTGACGAAATATTCTTACATTTATCGTGGAAATTTCACCAGCACACAATCGACAGGAGATACGATATATGCAGCGCCTGTGACACCTTCAGCCTTTTATTATCGCGATCGCGATTTATCGGTTGTTGGCGCCACAGGCAATCAAGCTCTACGTACAGGGAGTACAGCTTCTGAGAACGCGATATTACCAAGTACTTTGTGTTACGTTGGAAATAATTTCCGTTTGTGGCGTGGTAATTTGAAATTCCGCATCACATTTGCGTGTACTAAGTTACATGGAGGTCGTGTTTCTTTTAACTTTATTCCTTATAGGCAGAGCTTTGCTGCTGCGTCTCCAATCTCAAACACACGAGTTGTACCGCAGACAAGTGCAGTCGGTCCTACTTTGACAGGATATAGTACTGTATTTGATTTGCAGGATTCTAGTGTGTTTGAGTTTGAAGTGCCGTTT